TATAGAATGGTGTTTGGAACAAAACAAAGAAAACGAAAAAGAAACAGGAATAGTATTTATTGATGGTGCAGCAGATTTAGTAGCTGATGTGAACGACTTAAAAAGTTGTAACGAAATGGTAGCAAAACTTATGCAACTATCAACACGCTACAATACGCATATAATGGTTGTTATGCACCAAAACTTTGGTAGTAGTAAATTAGGTACAGGACACTTAGGAAGTTTTTTAGAAAAAAAAGCTGAAACAGTAATAGAATTAGAATTAAATACAACAAACAAAGATTGGGTTACAGTAATGTGTAGGCGTTCTAGGGGTTTTCCTTTTGAAACGTTTAGCTTTAGTATTAATGAGTTTGGACTACCTTTTGTAGTGGGCGAAATATACGACCCATTAGAATATTTTGTAGTACCTAAAAAGAAATTATTAGAATGAAAAAAAGCCTAGTAGAAGTAGCTTATCAACGTCATAAAGATTGGATAAGAGTTGTTAAATCCTTTGGGTGTAATTCAAGCACCGCAGAAGATATTGTACAAGAAATGTATATACAATTAATTCAAGACGTGGATAAGGGTTTAGACTTATGGCACAATGAAGATGTAAATATTTATTACTGCTATAAAGTATTAAGAGGTATTTATTTAAACATATATAAAAAAGAAGCTAGGCAAATAAAACAATATATTGAGGAAATAAATGAACTTCAACAAGCAGAGGAACTAGGTATAGATGAAATAGAATACGCTAAACGTAAACAACAAATAGATAGTATAATGGACGATATGTATTGGTACGATAGAAAGGTATTTGAAATATGTGCAAGTGGTAAAAGTGTAGCAGGATTGAGTAGGGAAACAGGCATAAGCTACTATTCATTATACAACACTTATGTAAATGCAAAGAAACATATTAAAGAGCAGCTATGAGATTTGAAAAAGAAAGCGATATAAAGAGAGAGTTAAAAGCAATAGAGTTTTTTATTAATAAATATAATTTAGATTATAAAAAATTAGGCGAATGGGATATAGATTTTAGTTTACACAAAAACAATATTCTAGTGGGATATGCAGAGGTCAAAGGTAGAAATAAAAATATAGCTGATGCGTACCCTTTACCTTTAGCAATTAGAAAAATACATAGCTTAACAGAAAAAACAAAAGACCCTATAATTATATGGGCGTGTTATGATGGTATCATATACGCTAAACTTAAAAAACTAAATGGAGTTATAAAACAGGGCGGAAGAAAGCCTAGAAAACATAGCGTAAATGATATAGAACTTATGGCATATTATGAAAATCAAACAGACTTAAATATTATATATTATGATTAAATTAGGAGATTTAGTATATTACATTACTTATTATACAGGTATTCATTGGCTTGTAAAAAAAATTAGTAAAGCACTAGGTAAGGATTGTGGGTGCGATAAACGACGTGATGAGTGGAACGATATAGATTTAGATTTATGGAACGACTAGACAAAGAACAATGGAAACAATTTAAAGCAGAGGTTAAAACAAAACTAACACAACCACAATACAAGCTATTATGTACGCTACACGCAAAGTATTATAATCATACTTATTATGAGCCTTGCAGCTGCAGACCCAAAGAGTTAAAACGATGGATAGCTGATATTGATAGACTATACACTAAATGATAAAAGACGTACACAAATGGGAACAAGCAATAATACACTTATTAAACCTAGATGGTTGGAACTTAAAGCACACAGGCGAGGGTTTTGAGCATTATGATGCAATAGGCACAAGTCCAAAAGGTACTGAAGTAGTAATAGAGATGAAATTTAGAAACAAATACTACAAAGAAAAATTATTAGAAGTCTATAAGTACGATAAGCTAATAGAAACAGGTAAAATAGCATTATACTTTGTAAACGACCCTAAAGGCAATTATATGTATTGGTTAAACGATTTAAAGGACTTAAAAAAGCAAGATATGTATTGTCCTGATACAACATTATGGACAAAAAAGAAAGTATTAAAACCCTGTTATTTGCTTGACGAAGCACAAGCATCTATAATTAATTTAAGAGAGTTTACGAAGTAAAATAAAAATTTTCGTAAATTTTCGTAAAAAGTTTGTTTATAATTTGTTTATAATAAAAAAGTTTGTACATTTGCGTAAACAATAACTTAAAAACAAAAGAAAAATGGAATTTATAATTTACAACCACAAGAGAACAAGTAAAGGTATAGACATCAACAACGCTACTTTAGATGTTGTCAATGGAGAAACATATAAAGATTACTTCATTCAGCACTTAACTAAAAAGGGGTACTATTCTAAAAAAGCATTATATATAGATTTTGATTATGATGTATTTTATGATGGAGGTATGGAATGCTTGAGAGTTTCTCAATCAGTAGGAGAAAGATTACTTAATAACAATACTGAGTTAGGAGGTAAGATTTTTGAAACCGCATACCAAAGATACCATACAAATCAAGCTGAGGGTCTTAAAGCTCTTTGTAGTGTAATGCACGACCCTTATGATAGGGGGTAACTTCTGTATTAAAAATTAAAAAAAAGGGGAGTGTAAAAGCTCCCTTATATTATAAGAACACAAAAAACAACAATTATGAAAACATTAAAACAACATCAATTAGAAAGACTTCAAAGACTAGCTAAAAAAACACAACAACTAATAAAGTTGGCAGAGTTTGAAGAGGAGTTCAAAGAAGCGACAAGATTAAGAGAGTTTCAATTTCAATTAACTCAATTAGCTTTTAAATTTAAGTTATGAGAACACAATTAACAGATTTAAAAAAAGAACTAGCGCAGATACAAACTACACTTATACAACTAAAAACAAAAGGTAGTTTAACAGAACGTATAAAGAAACGTTTAGAGAATAGAGAACTATATATAAAAAGCATAATATTTAACATACAATAAAATGAAGAAAACTAAAACAGGGTTACATATCCAAACAAGAAAAAACAGGATTGAGGTTTACACTCAAAAAGAATTAGAACAACAAGAACAACAACGCAAAGAAGCTAGAACTTTTATAATACGCACCGCTATTGTATTACTAATAGGATTGTGGTTTGTTCTAGGGTTTATTTTAGGCGCAGCTTCATAATGGACGCTTTACAAAAACAAGCATATCATTTGTGGTTTAATTGGCTAGCTGATAAGATAATGGAGTGGAAAGATGCTAAACCATTAAACAAAGACCTTAGAAATTGCGTAAAGGCAATGAATGAAATAGGTATGTTTGTAAACGGAATGCGTACAGAGGTTGAAGTATTACGCAAAAGAATAACACTAGTTAGAGAACAAAAGAACGATTTAATAAAAACACTTCAAGACGAAATAACACAATTAAAAGACGATTTAAGCAAATACGAAATGCACTATATAGACGAACACGAAGAAATAAGCACTTGTAGAATGTGCGACAAAGAAACAGATGGAGATACATACTGTTCAGAAGATTGTAAAAACTATGATTTAGAATAATGGAAAAGATTAAATTACTAGACAATAAATATTACGACAAAGCAGAGTTGCTTAAACGTATGTTAGATGACGAGTTTTACTATGGCGAATTAAACACCTTAGCTTTAAGTAGTAGTAGCTTAAAACAACTCCTTTCAAGTCCTAAGACGTATAACTACAGTCTAAAGTATGGGAGTGAAGAAAGCGCAGCACTTAGAGCAGGTGCGTTGTTTCATTGGGCAATACTAGAGCCTGAAAAATTTGCATCACAAAAGTTTGTTGAGGTACAAAGTAGAAACACAAAGAAGTTTAAAGAAGCTAAAGAAGAATTTGGCAAAGTGTTTACTGCAAAGGAACGAAGCGAAGCTGAAAGGCTAGTAGATGCGTTCTACAGGAACGAACACGCAAAAGAACTAATTACTAAGGCAGAGTTTGAAATACCTGCTATAGATAATGTACTAGGTATGCCCTTTAGAGGTAAAGCAGATGTGCTAGGTACAAATAGAATAGTAGACCTTAAAACCACAACCGATATAAAAGGGTTTAGCTATTCAGCTAATAAGTACGGATATGATGTACAATGTTATTTATATTGTAATTTGTTCGGTAAAAGCCACAAAGACTTTTATTTCTTAGCTTTGGACAAAGGTAGTTTAGATATTGGTATATTTAACTGCTCGGAAGAATTTTATTTCAGAGGCGAAGAAAAAGTAGAAAAAGCATTAGACTTATATAATAAGTTCTTTATACAGGGCGCAGATTTAGATAATTATTGTTTAACAGGGGAATTATGAAACTATATAAAGGGGATTGCTTAATTGAAAGCGATAAAATAGAAAGTGGTACTGTTGATTTGATATTGACTGATTTACCTTATGGAACTGTAAAAGGTATTAAAAACGTAAATCACGGAATGAGTGGTAAATGTGAATGGGATGAAGTAATTGATACAAACGAAATTTACAAAGTAGCAAATAGAATATTAAGAAAGAATGGTAAAATGGTTTTGTTTGCTCAACAACCTTTTACAAATGAATTGATAAATAAGGCAATACCAAATATTCCTTTTTGTTATTCTATGATTTGGGAAAAAGACCATTTTGCAAATGCTTTAACTGCTAAAAAAGCACCCTTAAATTATTACGAAGATATATTGGTTTTTACAAAAAACAACCCAAAACACGACAACACAGGAAACAACCCTGTAAGAGATTATTTAGTTTCTGAAAAGAAAAAAACAGGTTTAACAAATAAGCAATTAAATAATTTATTTAGCGATTACACTAATAAGCAGGGGAATAGAGATAGAAGCGTTTTAGAACATTATTGGGGTAAGGCACAGTTTACATTCCCAACTAAAGAAATTTACGAAAATGTTTTACAGCCCACAGGGTATTTTAATAAACCATACAGCTATATTGAAGAAATAGGCAAACCTTACAGATTAATTATTAATGAGCAATTAAACGATTTAAATCCCAATACCTTTAACTTATGGGAAGGTAGAAAGTACAAGAGCAATGTACTGAAATACAAAAAAGATTATAACGGACACCACCCAACCCAAAAACCTGTTTTATTATTAGAAGATTTAATTAAGACTTTTAGCAATGAGAATGATTTGGTGGTTGATTTAACAATGGGTAGCGGTAGTACAGGGGTAGCTTGTAAGAATACCAATAGATATTTTATAGGTATTGAAATTGATGAAAAGTATTTTAACATAGCAGAGCAAAGAATAAAAGAAGCAGAATATAAATTAAAACTATAAAAAATGAAATTTGATTTAAAAATAGAGTACTTAGGAAAAAAAGAAAGAAAAGGCGATACAGAAAAAGATATGTACCACCTATCGTTTAAGACGTATAATGCAGAGATTACAGGCAAGTTTGAACGTAGCGAGATACGACACCTTATACAACAATTAGATAACGCAATTATATAAGCAAAGCAAATGAGAGCAACATATTTACACTATGAGAATGGTAAGGGCTATGATGTTATAGACTTTATAAAAGACTACAACCTAAACTTCAACAGAGGTAATATTATTAAATACGTTTGCAGAGCAGGTAAAAAAGAAAGTGAATTAAAAGACTTAGAAAAAGCAGCAGATTATTTAAGACGTGAAATAGAATACATAAGAAACGAACAAGAAAAATGGATAGAGAAGAACA